CTTAATTAGTTGTAATTCTATAGCAGATATTACCTCTGTGGCCTCTTTTATTATTTTACTACTATCGTATCTCATATTAAAAAGGGTTTACGTTATTAAATTCTATAGGCTTAATAGGGTCTTTTACTTTCTCTTCGTTTCCGTAAGCAAAATGCTTCTTATTATAGACAGAATCGTACTGATAAAACCGCTGTTTAGGCCAATCTAAACTTAAAATACATTCGCCTATACTTCCGTAGTATTTAGGCTTAACTTTATCTACGTTAATATGGTAGGGCTCGTAGTATTCCTTACCGTTTTTATGGACTACTATAATGTTACGGCCGTTATTATTCCATTCACTACCTCCCATTAAATCGTATACGCTAGGCTGCCTAACTTTACCCTCTTTAACTTGCTTAGGGTCGGGGTTTTTAGGGTGAATAATTATAAAAGAATGCATATTATTAACCTCCATAAACCTATTTCGAGTACTTAATATCTTTCTTAGATAATCTGGGCTCGTTGGCTCTCCTTTGTGGGCTAAATAATTCCAAGAGTCTATACAAGCAGAGTCGCAGTTATTCTCCTTAGCATAATTCCAAAAGGCTTCGGGCTCTATAGTATGCTCTGCGGATATAAATTTAAACTTATCTAATAAACTGCTAGAATATTTAGCTATTTCTTTCTCTGTAATAGTGTTAGGATAATCTTTCTCGAATGTTTTACCCGTCATTTTGTGGAGTAAATTAGAAATTACCTCCGTGTCGCTTCCATCGTCGGGCATATATAAGCAATGTCTCCACCCTTTATTTAATGAAAGGGCCATAATTATCTCTTTTAAAAATAAAGATTTACCGAAAAAAGGATAACCCGTTATATCTGTGCACCCACCTTTAACAAAAGTTAGTAATTCGTCAAAAGATTTTAAGCCTATATTATCTCCTGTAGGAATTCCGTTTTTACGAAGCTCCATTAGTTGGTCTAGTATTTCGCTATTTGATTTTATCATAGTACTTTCCTTTTAATTTTAAAGTCCTCCATATTTAAAAATCTGTCTAGCTTATCTGCTCTAGTTATAAATTCCAGGGTTAAGTATTTATAATTATTGTCTATATGTAGTTGGTCTTTAGCAGCATTTTTTAAAGCAATTATAATATCCGATTTAGTATACCCTTCTTTTAATCGGGCCCGTAATTGTTTTTTTACCTTCTCAGAAACTACCTTAGCTTTCTTACCTGTAATATCATTATAAAATTCTAGCAACTTGTTGCTATCTATATTTACTCTAATATCCTTTCCTTTCCTTTCCTTTATAGCATTGGGTACGTCATCGGGTTGCATTGCGACTTTATCCCCGACCCATCGTTTTTCGGCCGAGGCCTTGCCCCTATTGGATTTAGCCTCTCTAATTTCTAATCTTTTTTGTATAGAAATGCTATACAAAGTATTAGATTCTAATACAAATAGCCCGAAGTCTTCTACAACACTTTTGTATAGGTTTTTAGTACACCTTAAATCATAGGACAACATATCATAGTCGGCCTCTAATTTGTTATCATTTTGGTAAAGGTCTTCGATAATGGCCCAGTAAATACCATAGCCCTCCATTCCGTGCTTATAGATTAGCTTTTTAATTTTTTCGTCTGCCCTAGACGCGTAGTCGTGGCTAAAATAAAATGTCTCTTTCTTCATATTAATTGTTTTGTGTTTACAAATAATTAATTATATTTCTAAAATCTAAATATTTTATTTATAAATGTTAATAATTTTAAAAGACCTACCTAAAATATCTCTTAATAAATGGTATGCGGGTATGCATTGGACTAAGAGAAAAAAGATTAAGGATACCTATAAGCTTCTAGTTAAAAGTCAGTTTAAAAAAGTACTGCCTAAATCTAACACTTATAAAGTGGAGTATAATTTTACTTTTAAGGCTAGAGCTTTAGACGCTTCAAATTGTGTCGCTATGGTTAAAATGATAGAGGACATTATTTTCGAAAACGATAGCTATAAAATCGTAAAGAGTATATTAATTACAAGCCAAAAAGGGGCCGAAGATTCTGTAGAAATAAAAATAGATCTTTTGTAGTTTAAAATATTTGTATATTTTTGCCATACAAAACAAAAAAATAATATGAAAGAATCCATTTTAAAAGTACTATCTTCCTTTATGCCACTATCTACATTATGTTGGGCAGTAGAAGAGCCACAATCCGCCGCTATTTTATTCTTTATTGGATTATTTGCGGCCTTAGAATTAACCTATATATATTTAAAAAAATGAAATTAACAAAACAAGAAATTTGGGAAATACAAAGTATCCTAAAAAAAGAAAGAAACCTACTTGATAATAAAGCTATCGATTGGGCGGGAGACGACGAAGACGATAAGTCTATTAGTTTAATGTGTAGCAATAAGGCTAATCAAATAACTGCCCTTATAAATAAGCTAGACGAGATTTTAAAGTATAATGAATTAAGTAATTCTATTAATAACTTTAATGAGTCTATTAATTCAGACGATAATATTAACGACGATTTTAGAAACCTTTTTATATGAAATATAGTAAAAATATATCGATAGAATTAAAGGAGATTTTAAAGTCTTGCACTACTGTAGCACAGAGAAAAGAAGTAGCAGAATCTAACGGCCTCTCTATACATACTTTAAATAGTATTATAACAGGTAATAGAAAGATAACTACAAAGAATAATAAATGTTTAACAGACCTTCTTAGAATTGCTATTAATAACGCTAAAGAAATGCATTTCTCGCTATTAGATTATTACCAAGATATAAAATACCTATAAAAAAAGCCCCTTGGTCAGAGGGGCTTATCACAATATGAAGAATCTTTATAGATTCACACAAAACAAAGACCAAATTTAAATTAATTAAAATAAACTAAAATAACAAATTATGAACATTTACGCAAAACTAAACGAAGTCAAAAAAGAGATTGGAGCAATTTCTAAAGACTCAACAAACCCTTTTTTTAAATCAAAGTATTTTGATATTAACGCACTACTAAAACACGTCGAGCCGTTGCTACAGAAAAACGGCCTCTTGTTATTACAACCTATTGTTAAAGGGGAGGTATTCTCTGAGATAATAGACGTAGAATCCGAGGACAGTGTTACTAGTTCTATATTATTGCCACAAATGGACGACCCGCAAAAGCTAGGCTCTGCCGTGACTTACTACAGACGTTATACGTTACAGTCGCTTTTAGGTTTACAGGCCGAAGACGACGACGCTAATATCGCTAGTAAGGCTACTAAATCGTCTAAGCAATGGGTAAACCAAGGGGATAAGATTTGGAACGCTGCCCTAGATAAAGGAGTAACCCTAGACGAATTAAAAAAACACTATTCCATAAGTAGAATTAACGCAGAATTATACCCTTTAAAATGAAAGAATTTAAGATAAGAGCTTCTGCAAGTGGCAAATTAATGACTAGGCCTCGTTCAAAAAGCGAGGTCTTGTCTAAGACTACTAAGTCATATCTCCAGGAGTGGACAAAAGAGCAGATATACGGCGTTAGAAAGAGTATTAAATCTAAGTATTTAGATAAAGGAAACCAAGTAGAAGACGCGGCTATAGAATACGCCTCGGCCGAAAAGGGTTGGCTATTCGCAGAAAAGAACGAGGAATATTTCGAAGACGAATTCTTTTGCGGTACTCCCGACGTAATACTAGACGATAAAATAATAGATATTAAATCTAGTTGGGACTGTTTTAGCTTTCCTCTATTTTTTAACGTAATACCTAACGAGGATTATAGATACCAACTTCAAACCTATATGCACCTAACTGGAAAGAAAAAAGCTCAATTAGTGTACGTATTAATGAACACACCAGAGGAATTAACTTTCGAGGAATCTTTCGACTATACAGAAATTAATAGTAAGTATCGTATAAAGATATTTGACATAGATTACGACGAGGACGTAATAGAAGAGTTAAAAAATAAAGTTATAGAATCTAGAGAATACATTAAAACATTATGCAAGTAAAAGACGTAGATACGCTTTATAGCGATTATTTAAAAGTAAGAGATATCCTAAGAGGTCGGGCCATTCATCTAAACGAATTAGAGAATTTATGTAAAAAGGAGGGAATAGACGAAGAGGTCATACAAACTATGAGGGATTTAGGCCAAATCAAAAGACGAATTCGCGAGGACGGTACACCCGAAAACAGAATGGTACTACACAAACTAGATACTAGCCACTATGCGGCCGTAGGAATGGACGAAAACGCACAATTCTACGAAGATTATAAATTAGATCACCGATTAACTTTAGACAATTTA